ACGTTAAACCCTTTAATGAACTCATCCATGCCAAGAGAAAGGCTTGGCGTAATAGCCGTGTTAATAGTTGTTATATTGTCATCTATCGGGTCAACAATAAGTTTGAACCGACCATTAGAGTAGACAAGTTTGGCTGAACAAGAAGTAAGTAAGTCTTCAAGAATCCGCTGCGGGTCTTTGCTAGTGTCCACGACCCCATTAGCTGAATAAGTGTCTTCATTCTGCGAATACGTTTCGCTGTAAATTTGACGAACACAAATATCAGATGCAGTCTCAAATGAATCTAAGTCTATCTCAGAATCAGATGCATTGAGTCCATACGTTGAATCCTGAAGATAATCTAAGATGATCCTTGCCGGGTCTGTCGTCCAGGCAGCAGATGTTTTAGAGCCTCCAGATATTCCTGCCACTTTCTTGCCACGAACAACAGCGGATATATTTGGTAGACCAGTAGCGAATACGTCTTTGTCGTACTCTAGCTGACAATACAAATACGCAATTCCTCTGAATCGGTCATTTGCATCAATGCTTGTTCGCGTCTGCAAGTTGGAGTCAACAGCCTGTGAAACAGTTCCAAAATGCGCGGTTATTTTTGCCTTGACTGAGTAATCGGGGTCGGTTCCTGAGTCTGGACTTGTTTCAGTCCCATCCACCAAGTTTTCAGCCACTTTCACATCGTTGAAGTAAACTTCTTCAACAGCATCGATCTCATGTCCTGCTAAGGCAACAACAATGTGTAACTTCTGATTCGTATCAGTTGTCTCTAGGAATAATATCGGGCCAGATACCTTCGTCCGTCCATAAACTATTGTTCTTGGCGCGATAGGTGATCGAGACATGACATCTGTGCCAGTGATCCCTTCAAGATTGTATTCTTCTTGAGCCGCCAAGTATCGACTCGAGGCACTCAGACCTATCGTAGTCGCAGCACCCGCATAGTTACCCGTGTAGGCTTGAACTCCTGCAACGATTAAGGTAACTGGATCTCTAACGGCATCTTCAATGCTAGATAAGCCTTCCTTAAATTCACGCCAAAAGCCCATTAGCTCTTACCCCAAGCAATTGCTTTATCTTGTAGGTTTTGGACGAACCTAAGACCAGTGTCTCCAGAATAGAGATTCTGTTGATCTTCATTGGTGTATCGATAGATTCTTGGTCTAGCCAAATCCTTCAATCGATTCTCTAGCGTCAATGAAATTAGTGTTCCGCTACCTGTTTCGCTAATATTCATCGTGTCCATACGCCCACCAAATATCTGGTAGGCTGATATTGTTCCGCCAGTTATAGAGCAGACATACACTCTTGCAGGTCTGTTCTGATAGTTTTCTTCCATTGCTCGCTCAAGGAACGTGTCGTCATCTCCTGCCTCGTTTGGCTCAATGCCAGATACAGTGATCGTTAAATTCCTTGCTTGAATCTGAGCGTTTTCCTCTACTTCAGAGATGGACAAAAATCGACCCAGTGTGGAATAGATATTTCCGCCTATTGAAACATCGTATTTGTAATTGCAAAGCCTGACCGTTTCTTCATCGTATTCAAGCTCTATGGCATAGAATAACTCAAGTGAATCATCGGAAAACTCAGAAGGAACGCCACTTCGACTCATAAAGCCTCCACAGCAGAAAAATTCACTCCATAGATTTGAGCAGTATCAATCGACCAATTTGTTGTGTTTTCAGATAATCTGAATAGGCTCTTTGGGTTAGATACAATAATACTCGACCCGTTAGGATAAGATCGCAAGCTAGGCCAGATGTTTAAAGTAGCAGCCCCGGCTCCGTCCGTATTCGCGTCCTCAAGAACCTTGTACATATATGAGCCAACCTGTATGTAATCTCCAGCCTTTAAATAACCTGTAGCACTTGCCGTGGCTCCAGATATATCAAGTTCGTCTCCAGTCTGACCATTACTTGCCACAACTGGAGAGCCAGGCGATGAAGAAGCAGAACCGCGAGCAGTGACACTTGCTGGGTCACCCATCAAGAAAGTTCCGAATATGCCTCGCATCCTAAGTAAGAAAGAAATAACTTCTTCTGCTTCTGCTCTACTCATAGCAGGATAAGAGATCGTTGCGCGAAACCTTTGACCTGCGTGTCTAACGACCTGCTGCTTGTAAGTAAATGGCGATTCACTAATCGCAACTTGGTTTTCAGCAATCAAAGAAATATTGGCGATTCCTTGAGATGGTAATGTCAATGGATACGATTCAGGCATCTTATGTCCTCATCACGCTATTGAATGAACCGCCTCTGCGCTTACTATCAATAATGGCGTTCTTTGTCGCTGATATGATAAATGGAAGAGCTTCCATTATGTCATTCTTTGCGTTGCCCGATCCATTCACGTTGACAGTAACAGTCACATCACCACCCATCCCTTGACCTTTCGTGTGATCAATCACTGTCTCATTCGGGTGCAGGATCGCAGGGAACCCACCTCGACCGTCTACGCCTCCTGATCTTGATCCAAAGCCGGTGAAGCCACCGCCCTCGAAGTGAACATCAGAACCGCCAACGGTAGGTGATGCCGATCCCTGTATGGTTGTATAGGTTCCGCCTGGGGCTGTAGGGAATAATGCTCCGAACAATGGCGCTGTAATTTGTCGCTGAATAGTCATACGGATCAAGTCATTGATGACTGATCGAGCCATATCCTTGAATGCATCCTTAACTGATTTTGTTCCATCAATCAGGCCAACAAGATTATCTTCAAGATTCATGATTGATTTTTCGGCAACATCGTCCATGCTCATAGCTACAAAAGACAAACTTTTGTCCAACTCATGAAATGTCACAGCGCCTTGCTGAACCTTTGTTTGCAGTTCTGTGATCTTGTCGCTAGCCATTGGAATCTTATTCCCAGCTAGTTGACCAAAGTTAATATTGACTAGCTCAAAAGAGTGGGCAAGTATTTTAGCCTTGTCCGCAGCATCTTTTTCTTCTTCAGACATTTTGGCTAAATTAGCACTTGCATCCAAAGCTGCTAAAGCAGAAGACGCCAATGCTTTGTTAGATATTTTATTTGACTCCATTAAGCGAATTGCTTCATTAGCGGCAAATGTCATGTCACCAGTAAGTTTTCGCATTTGTTCTTGAGTAGATGCAAGTGCAGCTTTAGCCAACTCTAAGGTTTGATTTAACGTGACTCCTTGCTCATTTAACTCCTCAATAACGCTACCAGACTTTCTTCGCATCTGGCCTTTGCGCTCTCCAACAGCAAGTATCTTTTTATTTAGGTCATCTATTGATTTTTCTGCATCTTTTATTGCTTGCTGCTGCTCGCTGATGCGAAGCTGAAGATCAAGTTCAGCCAACCTTCTTTGGGCTTCGGTTAGTTTGTCTACGCCACCAGCAGCCTTGATAATTTCATCATGAAACTCTCCAGCCGCTCTGCTTGATTCAAATAGATGTGGGAGAAATACTGATCCAATAACAGCAGCAACGGCAACAAAAGCACCAACGACTGCACCGCCTGAACCAAAAATTGCTGCGATCTGAGAACCCTGTTGACCAAGGATCATCATAGGGTTCATGCCCATCTGAAGCTGAACTGCAACGTCCTGCATCTGATGACCGAGTTGACCCATTTGCGCTCTGCCCTGGCGGGTAAAGCCACGCATGTTGTCAGTGTTCTTTTTGAGTTGATTGTCTAATTTCTTAGAGTTTCTGATTGCAGAAGCAATGGCTGCACCAGTCTGGTCATCTGCGTGGATGATGATTTTCTGAGTTGCCGCTGCCATTCTCTTCTGCCTCAATCTTGAAGAACGCAACCCATTCTAAGTATTCAGAGTATGGGATGCACTCTATCTCTTGCACTGTTTTACCAAGGTGACCCGCTAGCCGAAACAAACTCAGTCTAAGCGGGTCGTTCCTTAGTTTTTTTCGTGGTCCTCTTGCAGAACTGTTCCAACCAAGGCTGCATAGAACTGTAAGACGATTGAGAAGTTCTGACGCAGAAGCAGAGGCTTATGCTCCAGCGTAAACGCCTTCTCGCCATTCTTGTTCATGGCCTTCATCATGATTAGCT